TTGTGTCTTGGGTGCCTATGAGAACGCAGTCAATGCGGGTGCCTCCTTGGACCTGTTCCATTATGAGGTCACCAGAAAGGCCTGGAAGGCCCTTGAGAGCCTCTCTGAGGCATCTTTGGAGATTAATGAGGTCAACGTAGCCAGAGAGGTTGGAGAGGGCCCTATGTGGCTAATGGATGCAATAGACAGGGCACCCACTCACAGCAACTATAGCTACTGGCTTCCTAGGTTAAAGGACATGGAGGTTCGGCGTCGTGTCTTTCTCAGATACTACGACGGCATTACCAAAGTGAATGACCCAGATGTTCCTACTCCTGACATTCTTTCGGACATGGAGTCGAAGTTCTTCGAGGTCACAACTAATGCCTCGACTCTGCGTAGCCAGAGCCAGGGTTGGTCAGAGGTCCTGGACACCATGGGCTCTGCCTGGCCAAACGGCTTGCCAAACAAAGGGGTGCCTACAGGCATGCCATCAGTAGACCGGTTGTTCAGGATGGAGGAGAACATGCTGGTGACCCTGGCAGCTCGTCCAGGAAGGGGTAAGACGAGCTTCGCTATCTACCTGGCTGTTCAGGCTGCCCTCCAGGGCAAGAGGGTCGTCTACTGGTCTTTTGAGATGCCATTCAACCAGATTGCCGGGAAGGTCATCTCAGCCAGCAGTGGCCTGGATGTCAGGCAATACATGGAGACTGGAGATGTCCCTGGAGGCATCGAGGTCATGGTTGAGGCCACCAAGAAGGCCATGGCTCTGCCTATCACCATCGAGGACAACGTAGGCCTGACTGTGTCAGCTATTAGGGCCCAGGCCAGGAGGCTTGTGAAGGAGCAGAATGTGGACCTGTTCATCGTCGATTACATCCAACTTATTCACAGTGGGAAGCGGTTTGATAGCCGGGTCAACGAGGTAGGGCACATCTCCAGGCAGCTTAAATGCGCAGCCATGGAGACCCAGAGACCGTTCCTGGTCCTCTCACAGCTCAACAGGCAGATTGAGACCAGAGGGCCCGACAGTGAGCCCAGGTTGGCAGACCTGAGAGAGTCTGGTTCCATTGAGCAAGACTCCGACATGGTCGCCTTCCTTCATCAGCCAGACATTGAGCAGGCCCCAGACTTAACCAACCTGATTGTCAGGAAGAGCAGGTTTGGACCAGAGGGTAAGGTAGGCCTGAAGTGGACTAAATGGAACGGTGTCTTTGAGGCACTGAACAAGGAGGTCACAGTATCTGAACCAGCATTCTGAAATGGAAATCACACTTAAATATCAATCAATCGAGGGAATGAACATCAGGGTCACGTATCAGGCTACAACGGTAGATGAGTTAGGCAAGCTACTGTTCACGCTACCAATGATAGCCACCGAGGACGCTGAGTTTGGAGAGGAAGAAGAGCCAAAGAAAGGGAGACCATGGAACTAATAGCATTAGTAGGGAAAAAGAGGAGCGGCAAAACAACTGCGGCTACATTCATTCGGAACCATCACCCAGGCATAGCATTCAGGGACAGTTTTGCCAGGCCTATCAAGGAGCATGTGGAGCGCATATTCGGGCCCCTGGACGAGACACCCAAGGAGGTTCTCAGGCCAGTCATGCAGGCCCTGGGAGAGTCTCTCAAGGCTAAGTTTGGGCGAAACGTGTTCATTGACCAACTCAAGGCCCGTGTGAAGAACCTAGAGCAGGCAGCAGACCTGGTCATCATCGATGACCTACGGTTTCCTTTCGAGGCTGACTGGGTCCGTTCCCAGGGTGGCAAGGTGATTAGACTTATTAGGCCAGAGCTAGATGGAGTGGTAGACAACCACATCTCAGAGACCTCAGTCGATGAGGTTCTGGCAGATGCCACCATCATCAATAGCGATGGCATAGAAGCACTTTTCCTCAAGGTGACTGACACCCTGGGGAGAATACGTGACCATGATCACCATAACACTGAGCCGATCAGAGCTGGCACTAGCCAGGCACTTAGCGCATGAGCGAACAGCAGTCACTGGCCCAACCAGGACCAATGACCAAATGGGGCACCTGGACGAGTCTCCAGGTGCCAGAGAAACAGCCGACACCAATGGGGTAGCAGGTGAACTAGCCTTTGCAAAGGCCTTCAACCTGTGGCCTGACCTGGACAGTTCAGGGCCATGCATAGCCGATGTGACCCTGCTAGATGGCAGGACAGTGGACATCAAGACTACCCCAGTAATCGGAGGCAACCTGATAGCGAACCTGAAAGCCCATAAGACGGACTTTCTAGCCCTGGTGGAGTGCCAGGACCACACGTTCACCATAGTGGGCATAGCGCCAACCTCAGAGGTCGAGAAACCTGAACACATGGAGCCCATACAGGGTCGCATTGTCTACCTATACCCAAGAGAGAAATTAACAGACGTTCAATGGATAACGAGCCAACACCACAAGCCGACTTTGAAGGCGGCGGTTACTACTTTGAGCTAGGCTTCTTCACGAAACTAGACAAAGCCTGTGACCGATTCTTCAGAAAGCGAGGTATGCCCACAAGCTACACCTGGCGAAACCCCAACCCTAAACAGAAAGGAACCAGCGATGATGCTGAAACCAACAGTTCTCCTGAAGCATGAGTCAGGAGTCACGGCTCAATGGTATGACGAGCCCAACAACCGCATGATGATGGCCATCTACAGCCCTGTAGGTGAACGAGGCAAATATGCCCTGAGTCAGATAGCAGGCCCATGGTCAGGTGTGGTCAAGGTAGACGAGAACGACCCCAACACCTGGGCACCATACATTATACCAGGGTTTGAACGTGAGCGAACCTATGTCCTGGACCAGGCTGAACTACTGCTTCTCTGCATTAACGCAGACTACGGTGGCATGGCAGCCCTACAGAGCATCTTCCTGGGCCCCATCATAGGGTTTGACCAATGATCTGCCCAATCTGTCACGGTAAGGGCTACGTCCTGAAGCCAGAGCCTGTCCACTGCCCAGCATGTGGTGGCTGGGGCTACAGGCAGCCCTCTTGTCAAGCACCAAGGAAAACCCTACAAACAGGGGACCGTGAACGATTGTCCAGACGTAAATATAGACTTGGAGGTGTCAGTCACCCTTGACAGACGACCTCTAGACACAGATAATTGGGAGGGCGGTTGGAAGACGATAGTCTCCAGCCGTCTTTCTATTTACCACCATGCCTAAAGGCTCCCTGACTCAGTTCAATCAGAGAATGCCTGACCAGGGTCTCAGGAACTATGATGGGACTCAGATCAAGGCTAAGGACCCGAAACGATACGACTGTATCGTGAGGGCAATAAGAGAGGGTGTAGGGCATGAGAGCATAGCTAAGATATTCGGAATAGGTCAGCAGACCGTCCAGGGTATCAGTTCTAAAGAAAACCTGCCTGCCCATTCTCAAGAGGCTCTGATCAACAATCTTAGGCAGACAAGGGACCTGTGCCTGACCAAGTTCAAGGAGGCAGTAGAGGCCAATGAGGTGAAGGCTGATAAGTTACCCGTCGCCATCGGCATCTTGACCGACAAAGAGGTCCAGGTTCAGGGCTTACCCAGTGCCATTGTGGCACATACATCAACCACCATTGATGCGTTAGCCCTTAAACAGCTCATTGCCAATGCCAGGAAGGACGAAGAAGTCATTGATGCAGAGGTGGTAACAGAAGAAGAGAACCCCTGATACAATTGGAACATAATTGATATTGTGCGAAGAATGGGCCCAACAAGGGGGCGGGGGGGGTCAGTAATCTCCCAGGAGTGGCGATATGGAAACGCATCTCCCCAACCACACCAAATGACAAAAGGGCCCCCCTTGGGCCCCCATTTTTGACAGCTAAGCGGAACGCTTAGGTGTCAAGACAGACTGACCATGAAAGACCATAAACACATCTCATGTAACTCTTGTGGAGACTCTAAAACCTACCTGTTAGCCCAAGACGATGGTTGGCTCATAGTGAAACCTGCTGATGCTCCCTGGGAGGTCCTTTGCTCCTACTGCTGGGACAGGTTTGATGAGGCAATGGCTAAAGACTGACCATGGAAGACCAGGACAACCAACCTAAGAAGCGCACCAGAGGCAAACCGGCTAAACGTAGGACCATGCTAGAGTCTCCTGACCTCCGATGGAAGGCAGGCAGGGAGAGTAAGGTGGGTAAGGTCATTGGCCACCCTCTTAACAGCAGGCTCATAGAGACCGATCTTGGGCTGGTCCATGTCAGTGATGCCCGATGGTTCCAGAAAGGCCTTCAGGTGCCCGTCTGGTGCGAACCTGGGGGCAAGAGAATGTATTGCAAGGGAAGGCCAAGACAGTTGAGCAGGTGGTGACATGAAGTGGACCAAACACCCTATCTACCCGGTTCCTACCCAGTCAGAGGCGATGGCTATGGCTGCCCAGGGCACCCTGGAGGAGTTTTACAACAAGAGGGAGGAGCTGATCAGGCTAGAGGAGGCTGACCCTTATCTTTATGGGGCAGACCATCACAACACTGAGGGCATCTTTGACCACTGGAAGGACGTGGACAAAGCCCTGGAAGACCCCACTGTAGATGTGATCTACATTTTCGGTGGTAACAGGGCAGGGAAGTCTAGATACATGGCTTCTAGGGTTATTAGAGCGATGGTGAACAACCCTAAGTATGCGGTCTGGTGTTGTCATAGTTCTAATGACTCTAGCATCCAGGTTCAGCAACCCTACCTGAACGCTTACTTACCACAGCAATGGAAGGCCCAGAGAAGGAATGTAAGGTCCGTTCAGAACATTGCTTTCAGCCAGAAGAACGGTTTCTCCAACCGGACCTTTGTGGGGGTCAACCACAGTCAGGCCTGGTTCAAAAATTACACTCAGGACTTGGGCACATTGGAAGGGACAGAGTTAGACCTCATCTGGATGGACGAGCTAGTGCCCCTGGCTTGGGTTCAGACTTTGAAATACAGGTTGGTCTCACGTAGGGGCAAAATGATCATCACTTTCACCCCTATTGAGGGTTACACACCAACTGTTAAAGACGCCTGCGAAGGCGCTATTATCGAGGAGACTAAACCTGGGAAACTGATAGACCCTAAAGCGCCTTCAACCATACCAGGGGTGCCCAAGGGGCACATGCCATACAAGGCCAGGACAAGACAAGGTAATGGACAGATATTTTGGTTCTTCAGCGAGTTCAACCCCTACTCACCCTTCGACGCCATGGAGAAAACCCTCCAGGGTAGGACCAGGGAGGAAATTGAGATCAGGGCATACGGCTATGTTTCCAACCCTATTGTTGGTAAGTTCCCCCGATTTACAGACAGGAATATCGTCAAGGCAGACCAGGTTCCAAAGAGTGGAACAAACTATATGGTGGTGGACCCAACGCCTGGGGACCGCAATTGGTTTATGCTTTGGCTTCGCGTTGACGACCTTGGTCGCGTGTTTGTTTATCGTGAGTGGCCTGACTTTGATAAC